ACCTTTCCACCGGGGCGCGCTGCAAATAGTGGTGGATTTGGCACGCGTCCGGCGAAAGACTTCCACTCCTCATTACCTCCTGGTATGGGATTGGCTGCGCGAATTAAATCCTCACGGATGTTGCTTCGCTCAACTGTAATGAGAGGGCAGATCGTTATTGCCTTCTTCAGATATTCCACATGCTCGTAGACGAAGGACGGTTCCCATCCGGTGTCAGCGAATATCATGTAGTCAGGCTTGTGTTTCGTCAGTCCTTCCTGGGCCATGAGTGCGAGACAGGATGACTGAACCCCTGCCCCGAGCGATAGTATGCGTAGGGTTGGTTCTTTTTTGTTTCCTTCCTCGTCAAGGTACTCCGGCTCCTTCGTAGCAGCCACAGCGGCCATGTTATTAAGACTCTTTTTAGTAATTTTAGTGGACATCTCCTCCAAAAGCTTTCGTCTTTCGAATTCCATTTGTTCTTGATTGATTGCAAATCCATGTTTCACTCCATCTTTTCGTTTCTTTCCTTGGTCGCGGTACCCGGGTTTTCTGCTATTATTCATAGTTTTTCAGTTCTCTCAGTATTTGGATTATTTTTTGTGTATAATATACGTCTTCAGCGTAAATTGCAAGTGTCCTCACTAACTTTTCAATGTCAACTAAGTCACTGATATACTGCTTCATTCTCTCTTCCCTGAAGTCCTCATAATGATGGCTGTCATTCAGCAGTTCGATATAGTAGGATATGGATTCACACTTAGTCTCAAAGATCCTAAGCCCCCAGCTTGCATTCGGTTTATCAATGGGCTTCATTTGGTCATCTGCCGGGTCAAAGGTGCGAATTCCCATTAAATTATTGCCTTCCACGGCAAATCTAGATCTGCCCCATTCAGATTCATGAATGGCTTGCGCCACGACTAAATCCACCGGAACTCTTTCATGTTCTGGATACATGGAATTAAGGCGAACCGTGCACGCACTGACATCCTCAACAAATTCATCATTGTTTATATAATTCATTGGGGAGTTAAATGATAAACAAGTTACTAATGTTATACACAACCAGTTCATCACCCACCCCAACTTTCGCCCATGTCGGTATCAACCTTGGATGGGACATGCAGATCAACGCAGTTTTCCATGATCTCTTTTATGTCCTTTACTTCTTTTTCATTTTTGACTGAGCAATCCAGCTCATCATGCACCTGAATGAGAGGAATAATTCCTAATTGTTCATAGATATCGACCATTGCCTTCTTAGTTTGGTCCGCAGCTGATCCTTGAATCAGGCGATTCAATGCCTTATATGTATAGGCTCTCTTAATAGGAAAACCATACTCTGTCTTGGCTTGATTAAAAGGTAGCGCTTTATGCGCTCCCCATGTCACTGGTTCCCACAAATCGAAGCGGCATTTTCTTCCAAGTAATGTCCTGATCGTTCCCCTTTCATTGGCCCTGTTCATCACGAACTCCAGCATTCCTTTCATAAAAGGAACTCTTTCATGAAAAGAATTCATCATTTTCTTTGCTTCCTGCGGATCCATGTCAAGTTCTCTTGCTAATTTATGATACCCCATTCCGTAAATAACTCCAAGCCCTATTGTCTTGGCCAGTTTCCTGTCTATGCCTGCCATGTCAGCTGTTTGTTGATGAAAATCCAGGTCTTCCTTTTTATATGCCTCTTGAACTTCTTCTGCTCCTTCTTGTTTTGCAGTTCTCGCAAAATGAGTTAAAAGCCTAGGCTCTTGCTGCGAGTAGTCCGCTTTAAGCCAGTATTCTCCCATCTCCGGAATGAAAAGTTTCCTAATGCTATTAGCGAATTGTCCTCTGCTTGGGACTTGCTGTAGATTGGGATGATTATAACTGAAGCGACCACTAATGGCACCACCGCTGTCCGAGCGTATTTGATTAATGTGCGCATGTATTCTCCCGTCTTTCTGGTATTTTAACATTCCATGAAGAAATGTTCCCTGTAATTTATTAAGCTCTCGTGCCTGTGTAATCAAGCGTGGCAGCTCATGGGGGTGGTCTGTCAGGAATAATTTAGTGAAGGAGGGTGCTTCCGTCCTTTCCGTCCTTTCGTAAGGTAAATTCATGGAATCAAAGGCAGCGGCTATGGAAGCAGCTGACCAAATCTCAACGTGAAGTCCTGTTAATTCATCTATTCTTTTTATTAGCTTCTTTTCCTTGTTCTTGAATTGTTCTATAAGGCGCAACGATTTCGGAATGTCCACCCTCACCCCTCGTTTCGTCATGCTAAGAATCACATTAATCAGCCTGCACTCCATGTCATAAATTGTCTGTAGGCTGTCTGTAGTAATTTCAGATGATAATTTTTCATGCAGTTTCAACGTAAGTTTTGCGTCTGCCTCTGCATATTCTCCTACAAACTGGGAGGGTAACTTGTACATTTCGCTCTTGGGATCTATTCCGAAAGCTACTGATGCCTCCTTTAACTTAAGCTCATCTTTATATTCTCCTAGATAATCGCCTGCAATACTATTCAAAGTATAGGTAAATCTGTTCTCATTGATAAGAGCCGTGGCAACCATGGTATCATGTATTCTTCCTTTAACTTCTATTCCCAAGGTAGTGAGCCATCCAATATCATACTGTGCATTATGAAACACTTTCTCAATTGAACCGTCTTCACATATGGACTTAACATATTCAATAACTTTCTTTTCATCCATATTACCACTTTCATGCTGTATAGGATAATATCCTGCAAAACCATCAGCTGCGATGGCAATTCCAATTACATAACCCCTTTTTGTTGGCCATCCTGGACCCGCCTTCATCAGCTCCGTATCACACGTCTCTAGATCGATTGTCACACGATCATGTGTGGATAAGTCAGGAAATGTAGTGGGCGCAACCCATTCTGAATCTACTGCTGGTGGAAATAGGCTTCTCATTTAGCCTCCTTTGCTAGTTTTTTAACGTGTTTTCTAGTTATTTCTCCCATAATTTCACCTCTAGACTTCTTAGGAGTGTATCGATCTTCAAGAAGTAGCTCGGCATAGTGGATAACTTTTTCCACGTCTTGCTTCCCTCCTTTGATGCTGTGTCTAGTAATGTACTTGACAATATTTCCCTCGTACCATCCAAGTTTATTCTTGACAATGTAATGACTAGGCTGGATCGCCATTCTTTTATAATGATCTCCTCCTATCTGTTTTTTATGCGCACTCATATATGAAATCCTCCGTAATCTTGTGGCTGTACTACATGTAGCGCCTCCTTGGCTCTGGTTACCCCTACATAGAACACACGGCACTCATTGTCCGGATCTCTGTGCATCGCCAACCGAGCTTTCCTCGATAGATCAGTCAGAAGCATGACATTATCCGCTTCTCCCCCCTTGGACGCATGAATGGTGCTCAGCTGTATTCGTGGTTCATCCGTAAGTGAATAGTTTCTTACTTGCATGGCGCGGATGAAATCCTTGTCATCATTCCCAACTTTATCGAAAGCAATATCCCACGGCTGTCCGGCCACCTCTCCAATTAATCCTTGTCGCATCACTAATTCTTCCATTCCATATCTCTCCTCTGTAGCTGTCCTTAAGTGCTTGTAGCCATGCTCTATTCCAATCTGCGTGGACATGTAGGAATAAATATCCTTGACATCTTGCAACTCTATTTCATCCCCTTCAGTTAATTTTCTCCAGCAATCAACGGAATTTAATAATTTTTTAGAGACAGGCAGTTTTCCATTCCTCATGTATACTATTCCTTCAGAACGAAGATCAGTTTCCATACGGGAAAGTAGATACTGTGTGCGAGCCTCTATAAGCCACGTTCCTTCTGCGGATAAGTCCACACTTCCGGGGACGCTGTGGTACTGCACCAAGCCTTTTTTATTTGTTCCCTTCCATTCCTTTGGATGGCGGTATTCCACGCGATCTATAATTTCCTGCGATAAATTCTGAACAGAAATTGGACAGCGATAGGATTGTTTAAGTACTTTTTTATTTCCTTTCAGGTTAATGAAATGATTTGCATCAGCTCCTGCAAAGCCGTAAATGGCCTGATCATCGTCCCCTCCATAATATATTTTTTGAACATTTTCCTTAAGCTTATCAATCATGTTTAATTGCAACCGGCACAGATCCTGAGCTTCATCCACGAAAATAACATCCAAAGGAGGAACCATTCCCCCTTCATTATAATTTTCAATCATGTCAGTAAAGTCAATCAGATGCCTTTCTTTTTTATATTTCTCAAACGCCTCATGGGTCCACTTAAGTTGCGGCCAGTGATGTGCCATGTTTTTTTCATTATAATATTCCTGAAGACTTAGGCAGCGCATCCTAGCTTGGTTAACAGCAGT